CGAGGATCGCTTCGCTGTTGTCGTGCTCGAACTTGTGGAAGTACGCGATGTACCCGGTGAGCACCGAGTCGATCAGCACGCGGTTGGTCACCGAGTCGAGACGACCGAAGCGGATCAACGCCTTGACCTCTGCGGCCATTGCGGCCGTGAGTGCGCGGATGACGTTGCCGATCAAGCGGTAGCGCGTCTGCACAGGCAGAGTATCGAAGATGCCTTCGATCTCGTCGCTCGCTGCGACGTGACGCCAGCTGAGCGACTCGGCAGTTTCCATGATCTCGCTCATGTGCTCGATCAGTTGCTGACGGTCGTTCATCTTGACGCTGAGGTCTGCCTTGCGCAGGATCTCGAGCGGCAGGCCAGTGAGCACGTGGATGCTCATGATCTTGCGCTCGTCGACGGTGGGCATCTGCGACAGGCGGTATGCGATCGAATCACCGATCGGTTGCGCCTGGTCGCGCTTCGTTCCGCTGTTCGCGGACATGAGCGCGGCGACGTATGCACGCAGGTTCACCAGCTTCTCGGCCACGTCGATGGCAGGCATGTCGACCTCGAAGCCTTGCTCGACGCGGTTGGCGGTAGACGCGAGGATCTCATCGACTGCAGCCTTCTGCTCGTTGAAGCGGTCGATGCTCTCCTTGTCGATGTTGTCGAACTGCGCGCGATCGACAGCTTGGTTCACTTCCGCAGTGGCGTAGCGCTTGGCGCGGATATGCGACTGCAACTGGCCGATGATGAAGTTGTTCAGCGAGTTGGCCACGGACCACATGACGTAGCGACGTCCCTGCGGTGCGTGATTGAGCTGATCCACGAAGTCGAAGCAACTGTCGATCTGCACCAGAGCAGGTGCAGTTTGCGGTTGCAACGCAGGCAGAGCAGCCAGCGAGTTGATGACGGTGGGCTTGTTGATCAGATAGGTGGTCATGATGCGATGTCCTAGTAGTGAAGTGAAGTGAAGTTGAGGTGTTGCGGCTGTAGCGACAGCCTGCTGGAACGAGTCCGCGTCACGTCATGCGGCACTAGTACGGATAGTTTGGTGACTCGGCAGTTCAGCCGGGACGCACGCTCGAATCAACGACGCGTGAACGTGAGGTGTGTTGCGACCGTTGTGATTCGGTGCGGCAGAGCCGACTCGATCTATACGTCGCAGGTCAGCGTGCTGACCAATGGTGCGGGCAGCGCAATCACTCTGCGTTATGGGCGAGGCCCGATGCAAGCATCGCTATGTCACGCACAGTGGGCAGAGTCGGGGTGGAGGGCGCGATGTTCCTTACGCGCACACGTTGGGCATCAGTGATCTCCTTGTTCTTGCTTGAACGCGAGGATGTCGAACGGATCGGCACCGAAGCCGAGTTCCGTATCGTCACCATCTTCATCGCGTTCGTCGATGTAGAGGTCAGCGCCGAGAGCACGGCACTGATTGAGTTGGTTGTCCTGCTCGTCGGTCAGGGGACGTGTGGTTGCCATCAGATCTTGATACTCCATTTCCCCGGCACGTACTTGCCGGACTGCATGAAACCGAACGCCCAGCGCAATGCGCCGAGCACGACGGAGCACGCGAGCGCGCCCACTGTGGCGACCATCACGCCGCTAAATGTTCCCCAATGGAGAATGCACAAAGCTATGAACACGACGATGTCCATAGCTATTGGATATGACAGCATCTTGAGCCGTGCGCGCCAAGACAACTTGGCGAACACGACTAAGAGACCGAGGGCTACGACGAGCCCCATCTCGATCACGATTGAACTCCTGCGTAGTGAGCTTCGGCGTGCTCAGCTTGGAAGTCGCTGCGCGTGAACCAGCCACGCACCGGCGACACCTTGGTCGCGGCCTTGGTGCGCAGTGCCTGCGCGGCCGACGCGATGTCACCCGACTGGTAGCCGAGAATGAACTTGGCCACACGCCAGCCGAGTCGCAACGACCCGACGATGGCGAAGAACCAGCCGGTGACGAGCAACACGAACGCAAGGAACGAGCTGCCGGTGTAGACCAGCGACGCGATCACCATGTAGTTGACCGCCTGCATGGCCCAATACATCGAGCCAGCGTAGGCGAACAAGCCAGCCACAGTGGCAATGAGCATGCGCGCACTGGTGGGCATGATGAACAGCGGCTCGAAGTCTTCTTCGATCTGCGCTGCGAGCGTGGGCTCAGCCGTGATGGGCTCAGCCTTGACGACGCGCGGTGCACGTGGCGCCTTGGTCGCAGCAGCGACAGGCTTGGTGGCGAACTTCGAAGCAGCAGCGGTGTTGAATTTGGACATGACGAACTCCTGATGGTTGAAAGAACACAAACGCAGAGAGACCGAGCGGGGCGAAGCCCCGCTCGACCTTTGGGTGTCAGCGAGCGCTGACGAGGACGCTCTTGCCGCCACGCATGGCGAGCGCACGCGCGGCCTGGCACGCAGCGACGTAGGCGTCGTGCGAGGCCACGGCGGCGGCCGACGGCTGGTAGCGAAGGAACTTCGCAGGCAGCGGCTTGGCGCCGGTGAGCTGAGCAGCGAGCGCGGACTGGCTGAGCGCCAGTTCACTGCGCAGCGAGTCGCGCTCGGTGGTGACGAGCTCGTATGAGACGTGCGCGGCTTCGAGTTGAGCGACGAGTTGAGCGTTGGTGAGACGTGCCATGATGGGCTCCAGTGAAGGTTGAGAGAACAAAGACGCGGAGAGACCGAGCTGGGTGAAGCCCAGCTCGAAGTGGTTACGCGGTGATGAGCAAGCTCACGCCGCCTTGGCCTTGACGGCGCGGAAGAACTTGAGGACAGACGCCGACGCGTTGACCGCGTGGTCGTAGCCCGAGGTCATGGCGTAGCTACCAGCGACGTAGCCGCAAGCGACGCCAGCAGCCATCGACACGATGGCTGCGACGAGCCACCACAGGAACGTGGTGAGCATGGCCATGCTCAGTGCGGTGACCGCGTAGCTGACGATGAATGCAACGCCGCTCCCGAGCGCCTGGCGCTGGGCAGCTTCGTTGCTGAGGACTGACTTGATGCACGATGCGTTCATGTTGCGAACTCCTGAGAGGTTGAGGGACGAAGAACACAAGCGCAGAGAGACAGGGCATTCGGAACGAATGCCCTACGGCGCTGACGAAGAGACTCCTTTCCCGGCCAGCCAGAAAGCGAATCGGAAGCCGGGGGCTTGGATTCGCGGGGGCCGGGAAGAGACTCACGCCGCCACGTAGTCCCAAAAATTTCTAGAAATTTTCTGAACCCAGCCACCCAGCCTCCAACCCACTCCATACACTCGAACTGCGATCTAAGATAGACTCGCGCGCATGCCCCGCGCTGCAAAAACCCCCATCGCCAAGGTCAAGACCGCCCCGCCAACGGGCAAGAAGGCCACGAAGACCCAGCCCCAGAAGCGAGGCGCCTCCGCGCGCCGGCCGCTGTTGCTCCCCGCCGTACGTGAGCGCGGCATCAACACCGGGACCAACGCAGCCGCCGAGATGATCGACGTCAGCAAGCCGCTGACCCAGATGCAGAAGGACTTCGTCAAGCACTGGGCGGCCGGCGAGTCGATCACGTCCGCGAGCCACCGCGCTGGGTACGCCGACGGGGCGACTTTTGCCTACCGCATGACCAAGATGCCCAACGTCTTGGCCCTCTACAACGAAGAGAAGCGGCTCTACGAGGAAGCCAGCGGCATGACCCGGAAGAAGGTCATGGACATGCTGAAGGACGCGTACGACGACGCCAAGATGGTCAACGAACCGGCCTCTATGGTCAGCGCGGCCCGCGAGATCGGAAAGATGTGCGGCTACTACGAGCCCGTGGTCCGAAAGATCGAGGTCTCCGTCGCCGGCGCGTCGATCAACGAGCGCCTGAACCGCATGTCGGACGCCGATCTGCTGAAGCTCATCACCGCCGACGAGGTGGAAGACGCCGGCGAGGCCGTCGAGTGAACACATTCCTAGCCAGCCTGAACAAGGTCGAGCAGTTCGCCCTCGGCCTGCTCTTGTGTGACTTCAACGAGCACGAACTGGCCTTCGCGATGAACTGGAACGTCCCCGAAGCCCAGTCTTTTCGATCCCGCGTGAAGCGCGCCCTCCGCAGACCCGACTGAAAGCCCACCATGAAACAACTCCGCCTCACGATTCTGTCCGTCCTCGCCACGATCCTTCTGTTGTGCGGAATCGTCATCGACGCTCGAGCCCAGACCCCGGTCATCGCTCCGGCGCTCGCCACCACGAGCTGCTTCCCCGGCGTCGACAACGCCACGCACACCGCCACGCCCGCTCGCGCAGGTCTGACGAAGAACGGCGGATGGCTTCGCTGGTACTGCGTGCCCCGCGACCTGGCCAAGCCGGTCGAGGTGTATCGCTACGTCGCCACGCCAGCCGAACTCTCGAAGTGGGGCGGACGCCTGCAGACGATCGCCAAGGCAGCCGACCCGCTGGCCAGCCTGCGCGCGGCCGGCACGCGCTTCACGATCCTGCCGCTCACCGACCCGTCGCTGGCCGCCATCGTGGCCGACATGGACGCAGCGCCATGAACTTCGACCTCGCCTTCGAGCAGCTCATCGGCCACGAAGGTGGCTACTCGGACCGAGACCCGAAGGACGATCCGGGAGGTGAGACGAAGTATGGCATCAGCAAGCGCAGCTACCCGAACGAGGACATCAAGAACCTCACGATCGAGCGCGCCAAGACGATCTACTTGTACGACTTCTGGGCCCAGTCCGGCTGCGAGGTCGCGCCGGACTGCCTGAAGTTCGACCTGTTCGACGCCGGGGTGCAGCACGGCCAGGAACGCGCCCGGAAGCTGCTCCAGAAAGCCGCCAACGTGACCCCGGACGGCGTGATCGGCCCGAACACGCTCATGGCGATCCAGTCGTCGAACGCGTACCGCTTGAAGCTGCGCTTCAACGGCCACCGGCAGCTGCTCATGGCCGGATTGCCCAACTGGGACGCGAATTCCGAGGGTTGGGCCCGCCGCATCGCCACGAACCTGCTGATGGACTGACCGTGCTGACCCGCGCGCTCAAGTTCGTCGTCGATGTGGGCTTCACCGTCCTCGTCGTGCTCGCCTGCCTCGCCATGTTCGCCCTCGCGCCATGGTTTGACTCACCCCCAAGGAGCTAGATCATGGATTGGAAAGACATTGCACCGGCTGTCGGCAAGGCCGCGCCCATTCTTGGAACGCTGCTCGCTGGTGCGACTGGCGGCGTGAGCGTCGCGGTGGGGGCGCTCATCAGCGCAGCCCTCGGCACGGTGAACACGCCTGACGCCATCAGCACCGCCATCGCAACCGATCCGCAGGCCGCACTCAAGCTCGCGCAGTTCGAGTCGGACAACAAGATCAAGTTGCAGGCGATGGTGTTCGCGCACGCAGAAGTGCTGATCGCCGAGGGCACCAAGGCGATTCAGGCTGACGTGGATGACCGCAAGAATGCGCGCGACACGGCAGTGGCTGGCGCGACCACGCTGCCACTGTTCATCATGTCGTGCATTCTCATCACCATCACGCTCGGCACAGAAATCACGGTGTTGTTCCACGGGCTGCCGGCCAACGTCGATCCGCTGATCGTCGGCCGTGTGCTCGGCCTCATGGATGCGGTTGCGCTGATGGTGCTCACGTTCAACTATGGAAGCTCGACCGGCAGCAAGCGCGCCACCGAACTGCTGGCGCAGTCGGCGCCGGTGAGCCCGACGAATGCCCCATGAGCGGCCGCGCGAGCCCCATGACGCTCGACGAGGCCTGCGCCTACGTCGCGAAGCAGGTCGGCTGGACCCCAGCGCAGCGCGCGCAGCACCGGGAAGACGTGCGGCACGCGCTGCGTGCGGGCAACTCCGTGGTTGAGATCGCCGAGTCGTACCGCTTCCGCGTCGAGGCCGCCACGCAGTCCTTCAGCCGTCCGCTCGGGTGACCGTGGCCACGAAGCAGAGCGTCGCCGTCCAGAAGGAGCTTGCGCTCCGGGTGCTGTGCAAGCGCCGGTTGATCCCGTTCACGCAGCGGATCAACCCGCGCTACCACGCCGGCTGGGTCCACAACGACATCGCCCGCCGCCTTGAGCGGTTCAGCGACGACGTGGCGAAGGGCCTGAGCCCGCGCCTGATGCTCCTGATGCCGCCGCGGCATGGGAAGTCGGAACTCGCCTCCCGGATGTTCCCCGCGTTCCACCTCGGTCGGCACCCTGAGCACGAGATCATCGCCTGCTCGTACAACGTCGGCCTGGCCCTGACCTTCAGCCGCAAGGTGAAGGAGGTGTTCGAAAACCCGAACTACCAGAGCGTCTTCGCCGCACGCCTGAACCCGAACCACCAGGCCGCCGAAGAGTGGAGCATCGACCAGAACTCCGGCGGCTACGTCGCTGCCGGCGTCGGCGGCGGCATCACCGGCAAGGGCGCGCACGTCCTCATCATCGACGATCCGATCAAGAACGCCGAAGAGGCCGACAGCGCCGACGTGCGCGAGAAGCTCTGGGACTGGTACGGCTCGACGGCCTACACCCGGCTCGCGCCGGGCGGCGGCGTGCTCATCATCGAGACGTGGTGGAACGACGACGACCTGGCGGGCCGGCTCCAGAACACCATGAAGGAAGACCCAGAGAACGACCAGTTCGAGGTGGTGAAGTACCCGGCGATCGCAGAGGCTGACGAGTGGATCGACCCGGCCACCGACGAGATCGTGCGCCTGGACGTGGGCATGCAGCTCGACGACACGGCCACCGAGGCCGCCGTACGCCAGGCCCTCGTGCCTGAAGTCGCCGGGTTCCAGTTCCTGCGCGCCAAGGGCGCGCCGCTCCACCAGGAGCGCTACGACCTCCTGAAGCTGAACCGGATCAAGCGCACGCTGCAGCCGCGCCACTGGTCCGCCCTGTTCCAGCAGAACCCCGTCCCCGACGATGGCGACTACTTCCTGAAGAGCCAGTTCAAGCGCGGGGCGCTCCCACCGCTCAAGCGCAGTCATGTCTACATCGCGTGGGATTTCGCCATCAGCGTCAAGAAACAGAACGACTACACAGTCGGCACAGTGATCCTGCAGGACGACGACGACGTGGTCCACGTGGCCGAAGTCATGCGATTCAAGTCGAACGATTCGCTCTTCATCGTAGAATCTATCTTGAATCTAACTTCGAGGTGGAACACGACCGGCATCC